GGCATCAATCGCACCCTTTATATCTATCAACTTCCACTTATTGTGTTGAGGTGTTGTTAGAACGACAATGTGGTCATAACAGGGTACTATCCATCCATTCTCTCCTACCCATTCTGGCTGAGCAGAATTATCAGGAACTATTGCTGGAACTCCACAAGATTGAGCCTCTAAAATAGGCAAGCCACAACCTTCAGCTCTTGATGTGGAAAAATAAACATCAAAAGTATTATACATATTAGCCATCTGCTCATCATTCAATTTAGGCGCTCCTGACCTAGGATATTTTACTTTTCCCAATACTCCATATAATTTTGCTAGCTCAGCTATATTGAATCTTCTACCAGATTCTCCATCTGGCTTAGCGTGAATATACAATTCGCTATCAGGATATTTTTTATTAAACTCAGCAAATATTCTAATCATTCTAGGAAAATCTTTCCTATCCCATAAATTAGCACCAACACTACCAATAACAAAAGTATCTTTACCAATTCCCATCTTCTCTCTCATCTCTTCTTTCTTCTCTTTAGAAAACGGAACATAAACTTTTGTATCAACTCCGTGAGGAATAACAACAGAATGAACTCCAACTTTCTCTAACTCCTTTCTTCCAAACTCAGACATAGAAATAATCTCATAAGCATATTTCAATTTATTCTTCAAAAGCCAAGATACAGGAGTAGCATCAACAGGCACATATGGAATCCAAGGTCTTCCCAACTCACCCATATTATCCTGAAATATCCAAGGGTCAAATAGAGTAATCAAAACATCTCTATTATATTTTTTAAGATGCTTAGGAAGAACAGTAGCACCATAAAATTTATCTCCACTTTCCAACATTGTAAAAACTCCATCAACCTTATGCTTTCTACCAGTAGTTTGATACCCGTGATTTATTACATCAAAATCCTTACTGATTAACCTTTTAACTATTTCATTCGTTACCCTACCATAACCACTCTCAACTGTAGGCGTAACACTGCTCCACAATATACGAAGTTTATTTTTTTCTTCCTCCATAGTTATCAGTTAAATAATGGCATTTTTTACATAAAGTAATACCATTATCTACATTAAATCTTAATTTAGGATAATCCTTCCAACCTTTAATGTGATGTGCCTGTAGCTCTCCTCCAACCTTTTTACACACCTGACAAGTAAAATTATCCCTCACAAAAACCTTCATTCGCCAATCTTGATATTTCTCACTACACATAATCAATATTCTTTCATTCGTCTTTCTTCCCTTTATATCAAAGCGAAGTTTCATACTCTTGCGAAACTTCTCAATTTCTTTCCTTGTTCGCCTGACTCCCTTTCGTGACGGTGGTCTTAATCCTAATTTCTTTGATATTTTTCTCAATTTCTCAATAGTTTCTGATGAATGCTTCTTCCCTTTATTCCACGGAGGATTACTTCCCTTTTTCTTATTGACCTCATCAGAATACTTTTTTCCTAAATGTGCCTTTCTATTCTTTTCATTACTTTTTTTGGTATGTTTCTTGCCATAAAAAGGATTACCAGCCTTTTTGTAAGAACGCCTATTCAATTTTTTTTGTTGATTTAACATTAACTAATTATAACAAAAAATACTGAACTTTACTAAATCTCCCTCCATTTTTTTTAACTAATAATATTATTTCCAATTTTTATGCTTACGAGCAGGAAGTTTAGATGTTTTATATTTTGCCTTATGTGTTACTGCTCTTTGAGTCTTAGTTTTTGGCTTTCCTTTAGGCATATTTTTTTTGATTAATTGTTTGTTATCACGCCCAATAAATTCGCAGCACAAGCTGCTGTTCCCGCAACAGAAAGCGTGACTTTCTTATTGGCAATAATGACAATCGGTGTACTTAACTTCCAAGCGAAAGGAGGGGCATATGATGAAGGCCCCATTCTAAATTGAAGTTTTATAACAGGAGTACCCGCTGCATCTTCAACTAAAGTTACAACAGCGTCTGCTAAATCCGAAGAAACAAGAAATCCTGTAACTATTAATCTCTTACCAGCCCCAGGCGCATCTTTTTCTGCGACAGCTAAGGAGGCGTGAGTAGCAGTTTCTATCCATTTTAATTTCATTTGCTTTTAATATTACTCTTTAATAATTCTACCGACCATTTATGTTAATCAACTAATCCTTATCCTCTATCTTCGTTGTCCGCAAGACAAAAGAGGAGAAGGGTAACCGATTAAGCTTTATGTGTCTCTTTCTTAGCTTCTTTCTTGGCTTCAACCTTAGGTTCAACCTTAGGTTTGTCCTCTTTAACAGCTTTAGTTTTAGCTTTAACTTCTACGACTTTATCATCTCTCTGAAGGCGCATACTTTCTTCTTCGGGAGTATCTATGTACTTTAAGATTCCCTGTTTAACCATAATCATACCACGTTCTTTGTCTATGACTAGAACATCGCCTTTCACGTAATCTGTACCGTCGTGTTTTAGATTCAATAATACTTTAAACATAGTTTTGTTAGATTATAGTTGCACTGAAAGCATTTGGGAACTCACCGGAATCCACTACAGCCACAGCCGTAGTTTCAATAGTCCAGCAATTTACGCAATTCACAACGTTAGTTGCGTGTCCACCAGTCATACCAGCGTGTATCAATTCACAATTTATGAACTTATACTGCGTTGCTAAGTCTGTGACACTTCCTGCGAATGTGTCTTCAAAATTAATGCCATAGAAGAAGTATTTATCTCCTGCATTGGCAGTAGTTATTGAAACAGCGTCCCAACCAGCACCATTCCCTTGTGCATAGATTCTGATAGCATTACTAGCATCAGTACCTGTTACAGTAAGGGCATTACCAGAACCATTGCTATAAAGAGTCGTGCCTTTTAAGTAGATAATAATCTTTTTCTTAATAGCAGTATTCTTCACAAGCAATCCGACTTTGTCGGCTCCTCCTTGTACACCATCAATATTCTTGAGGGTATATTCAAAGGTAGCAGTTCCGACAGCAGGGTTAACCAAAATAGCAGAATCCTCCCCAGCAGCACCCGTAATACTAACTTGACCTAATCCTTCCAATACGCCCCCTGTTGCGGCTAAAGGAATGTCTAGGTCAGCAGTAAGGGTATAACTTCCGGGTTCTATTTGTATAATTTGATTTGCCTTCTGTGCGACAACTGCAGCTTGTAATTTAGCAACAGTATTCACTCTGACAATGTTAGATGTAGTAGATGCTCCGCTATATAAAGGTGCTACAAGTTTTTGGTAGAACTTTCTAAATCCAGCCATATAAATTTATAGACCTTGATTAAGCAACAGCATTTTTGATGAAGTAGGCAGCGTCAACTGTGATAATTTCTCTGGTATAGAAGTCGTGGACTCTTACCCACGTTCCTTCTCTATCAATGTCATACCATTTATCAGCTGATTTTCTGTAATTAAAGTGATAGCCGAAGCTAACCTTTTTAATTCCAGGTGTCTTGGTAACATATGTTAACCAAGCGTGCTTTCCCCATAAGTAACTAAGAACTTCTGTTTGACCCTCATTTGTTCCGACATAACCAGCAGCACCGATAACTACATTATCAATACTTAGCAAGTTAGCAAGAGCTTGAGTTGTCATTTTTCCAAATCCACTATACTTAATCCTTTCAATTAAATCTGGGTGATTCTTCAAAGAATTCCATACTTGCTGACCTAAAACTAATGTGTTAGCAGCGTGTAATATCTTTGACCTCACGGATTCAATTCCAGTTTCAATATCATTGATTGGGTCAGAGTTTTCGTAGTCACTCCATTGAGAAGTTCCTGAAAGAGTAGTGTAATTGGTCAAATTAGTCTCATCACTCATATAAGTAGAGATAGCTAATTCTTTTTCAATTAACAACTTTTCAGTTATGTTCTCGGTGGCATCCACTTCTGGACTCATAGGAGTTTCTGCTTGTTCCTTCAATTCGTCAGGCACAATTTCCTTCAATGCGTGGTCTATACAAACATAAGGCGTAGAAACGGAAACGCCATATCCCACTTCATTGGCAGGTGCACCAGCTCCTCTCTCAGAATCAACAGGTCGTAAGTTTGCTTTGTCGTAGATGTAATATTTTCCTGTAATCTTTTTACTTTTGATAACAGGTAATATTTGTTCTGCGATATAGTCGGTGTTCTTGTATGCTATTGAGATTTTACTCAATAACGGGTCTATCCTAACGTCACTTGGTGTAGGTTTCATATTTTATTAGGAAGCTCCCTTGGTAAAGCTTTCGTGAGATAAAAACATTTCTGCAATATCCCCATCATCCCCAGCATCAGCTAACATCACTCCAATCATCCTTACTTCTGTTTGTGCGATTGTATCTTCTTCTTCAACCATACCATCTGTAGCAACATATACTCTCTTACCAGCTGTAATAGCTTCACCGACTTTGACTTTGGTAGTTCCTAACAATCTGACCACAGCGACTAAACCGATTGTGTCTGGGTCATTTTGTAGGATACCAATAGCATCAAGATGGGCGGTAGTACAAACTTTAACGGTATTGTCTGCTGAAACATAAACGGCATAGTATTGGTAAGAAGATAAATCCTCACCAGCTAAGAAACTCTTGTCTAATACTCCAATTTGTTGGCTCATTTTTTCAAGGTAACTAATTTAATTCACAAAATCCGACTCCATTTTATGCCCCTCCTCTGTTTTTAATATTACTCACCCTTCTCTGCTAGTTCGGCTAGATTTGGATTCTCAGATAATACTTGGTCAGTTGCTAATTTAAGAGTTAGTTCTTTGTCCTTAGACATCAAACCTTCTGCTAATTTAATAATCTGTTCCGAAGCACTTACCTGAACTCCATCTTCTTTGCCTAACTCAGAAAAGAGTCGTCCTTTTGGCATTCCTGCCAAAATTTCCTTAAATGACTTTTGCTGTTTTGAGGTTAAGGAAAGTAGAAAAGCTACTACCTTATCACCTGAACGTGGCAAAAGTGTACCATCTTTATTCAAATCGCTGAACGTCATCGTCTTCACATACGCTTCAGCTTTATTTTTTCTCAATTCAGCCATAGCTTGAACGCCCTGCTTGGCTCCAGCCTCTAGAACTTTAACAGCTTTCTCTGTCATCATAATCTTCTTTTCGCTAGCCTTAGCTGGGTCGTCATCCTTATCATCATCACCATCTTTGTCATCATCTTCATCATTATCCTTGTCATCATCCTTATCATCGTCTTTATCATCATCCTTGTCGTCATCTTTATCATCATCACCTCCATCTTCTTTTTCAATAGCTAGAACATCCTTATAGGTTTCTTTTTGGTCGTCTGTTAAATCTTCAGCATTCTCTTTCAGAAATGTTTTTTCTTCGTCTGATAATTCTGAAATCTCTTTTTTTAATAATTCTTCAATAGTCATTGGATTGTCATTAAAAGTAAATTCGGAGAGCATAACAGCAGTAAGCCCTTTGAAATACGGCTTATTCGTTAAAGCACCTCCGACTAAAACATTGTTGTAAACCTTATGGGATTCTGGGTCTTCGTAGATAGAGTAGAACTCAGGACTAAAATATTTGTATGCCCTTGATTCTATTAAATCAATGCCTTCCTTAGTCCATTCTATAACTGCCCATAAACCATCACGACCTTTATTCTCTAACTGCTTAAACCAACCGATAGCAGGTTTCTCTTCTTCGCCAACGGAATGACCCTCAGTTATTGGTAATTCCCTCCTGACCTGACCTTCAAAATTTTTGATAAACTCTTTCAAATCTGCCTCTAGGATATCAATACTTCCATAAGTAGGATGTTTCCACTTTCCAAATGGCAACACCTGAATCTTACTAGAAGTTTCCCCTTCTGCGAATTTAAACTCAATCTCTTTTAAATTTCTTAATATAATATCTTTAATCATTTCACTTGCTTTTTTAAACCATTTATTATTAACCTTTTTGTAATTCTTTTTAATTGAAGCCCAAGCCACAGTATTAGCACGAGCCTCATCTTCATACTGCTTGAAAGAAGAATTGTGAACGCTAATCCATAAACTCTTGGCGCCAATAGGAAGTTGCTTTACGTCTTTAGGTGCGTTGTCTTTATTGTAAAGCATATTCTCTATTTAATTCATCTATAGTTTTATTATAGTAATCCTTTTCTGAAATTACAAGGGTTAAAGAGTTTGCCACAACTTCCATCACCTCTTCATTGATTTTTCCGCCCTCTGGCTTTAATTCAAAATCACCTCTTTCAGTCTTTCTGTAAGCGAGGAAATTTCCCCCACTAGGAACTGTCCTGATAATACCATTACCAGATACAAGATAAAATTCTTTCTCATTTAGTTGTTTTAATCTAATTGCCATCTTTGTCTAATTGTATCATAATATTCTTTACTTAATTTTGTCTTATCAACAGACTCCCTGCTAGAAACTTCTAAAGCTCTAATGTCCTCATAATACTTATGTCCATTTCCAGCCTCTATTCCTTTAGTATGATTAACTTTATTCTTAACCTCTTCCCATAAATCATCTCCCAAAATACTCTTAGATGTACCTGCCAATTCTTTCCCCCAAATCATCTCAGGAGTATTAATCTGAATCTCTGCTTCATATCCATCATTGGTCATTACCTTTAAATTAATTCCACTATATCCCAACTCATTCTCTGTTCCAATATAAATATTCTCCGAGGTAACAGTTCCCATTTCTCTTAAAGATTCAACAACTCTAGGAACATCCTCTTCTTTCATAACAATAACTGTATTCCTAGCAACATCTTTTAATTGAGCAACGTCTCCACCTTTCCTATTCATAACCTTCTTGAAAGCTGTATCATATTTCTTCAATGGTTCTTTAGCAACAACAGCTCCCTCAAACTTAGCAGCAATAGAATCTGACATCTCATCAATCTGTTCTTTCATTCTAGGTGCTACTTTATATATCTTGTCTATTTTTTTTTTTACATCCTCTTGTAGTTGAGTCTTTTCATAGAATCTATCAGCAACGCTACCGGGGTCTAATATCGGAACTGGAGGTGGCGCAAAAACATTAATCGTTTCAAATCTCTCTCTAAGACTTTTAGGTATTCCTGCTTTATCTGGCTTATCAGTTTCATCCTTTAGAATCTCTACCCAAATTCCCCTACAATTAGAATGAATCCCATCATTCTTTGTAAACGAATCACTTTGTTTAAAAACTCTTTTATCAATAGACATACAATAATTACAAGTAACAGCATCCAATATCTCACTCCTCTGTAATCCATAAATGTCATCCTGATATGTATCAAAAGTTGCTCTCCTTCCCTGATTGATAGCACTACTCACAGTAATAGTCGGAACATTATTCAAAGCATTACTAGCACTACGACTAAGAGCTTTCTTCACTAATGAAATCGTTTTAGAGGTTGTCTGTTTCTGCCTAGTAGCCAAAGACAAAGCCAAAGTACCTGCTTTTATTAAATCACTTTCCATTGTATTTGTCAATACATCAGAGTTCTTAGACATAGCTTGAACAGAGGTAGCTGGAGTTGGTGGTGGTGTCTTCTTCATTTCGTGCGCCGCCATAGTCTTTCCATATTGGAAGATTTCTTTCGTTGAATTTAATATGACACTACGATATTCTCCCCTATACTTAACAGCTAACTTATTCAATCTCTCAGTCCTATCAGCACTCTTAGGCTCTTCCATAACTAATTGAATCTGTCTTAATAAATCACTACTAGACTTCTTTAGAATCTGAGATAGAGTTGTCTTTAGTTTCTTCTCAGCAGAAATCATCTTAGATTCTATATCAGCAAAATTTACTTTCTTTTCAGCAAAGGTCAAAGCTCTCCACCCAACAAACTCACTAGCTTTCTTTTTCTCAGGTTTTATATCTTTCTCCTTTGGCTCTTTAGTTGGCTCTTTCTTTTCTTTAACTTCTTCTACTTCATCCTTCTCTGGCAAATTGAATAATTGTCTAACACTATCTTCAAGTGTTTCATCGGCAGTAACAACACCCTTCTCAACTAATCTAGCCAAAGCCTCAGAAATCTTAGTATAAGGAACTACACCAATATTGGAAAACTTTAATTTAGGATAATCTTTAACAGTATAATTCAAATCTACTAATTGTTTAATAGCATATTTATTTAAAACATCAGCCACCTGCCTAGCAATAGCAGTTAGATTATTATGAAAAATAGCCGATTGGTCTTCACTTAAAGAAAAAGAACCAGTAGAAGTAGAACCGAGGTCTAAGAACTGAGCTAACACACTCATCAGTATTTCCCTATTATATCTTGCTACGGTCGCTGTGGGGTCTTTTACTCCCTTAGACATCATATCCTTGAACCCTACCTCCCATCCTTCTGGCTCAATAATGAATGCCTCTTCATTTGCCCTAATATTCTTTAACAAAGTTTCCATCAAAGCTCTATCTGCCGGTGAATAATTCTTTGGTAACTTACCATAAGGTATTCCCAATCCTTGCCTCTCAAAAGAAATAGCATTGATTTTCTCAATGACACTTTTCATATACCAAGCCCTATAAGCATTTCTCAATAAAGAAATACCAGTCCAATTATCTCCTTCCTTATTATTAACAAAAATCAATAACTTCTCCATAGGAATTGAAGCCTCTCCTCCATCACTAAGCCTTTGAGTAATTCCACTTCCCCCATTCTCAGTTTCCCATTTCAAAATACTTCCTTGTAAGCGAGGTGATAACTTTTTCCATCCAATCATATCTCTACCCTCAAACTCTACCATTCCAAATACTTTTTCAAAGACTGAAAACCCAAAAGGCAACATCAATAATGCTTGCCTTAAAAAATCATCCCAAGTAATTGTCATCGTCTCAAATAAAGATTGAGAAACAAACTCAGCAACTTCCACATCTGCTTTATCCTCTGAAGCAGGTTCTACATACCACTTAGCAGCTCTGATAGGAAGTTCGCAAGCCAAAAGAGCAGCTCTCACTACTCCATCAGACTTTCTCATTTCGTTGTAAGTTATCAAACCCTGAGTACCGGTAAGGTTTGTAACATATTCATCACTTTGAATATACCCTCCAAAAATGGGAGTACCAGTCTTACCTACTTCTGACTTCCCAACACTCTTGGGAGTCTTAAAAATGTTTATATCGTAACCAAATAATTTCATTTATTAACTGACCTTAATTAATAATAATGCCTAACAAATAATCTGTCAAGATTAAAACTTAGTCTTCCTTATTCCCCTCGTCATAGGTCTTCCAAGATTAGTACCACCATCAATTCTTTGAACAGGAAGTCTAGCCGTCTTAACATTCGTCAATGTCAACATTAGAGCATCAGCCACATCAGGAGATTCCAACCCTCTCTTAGCCATATCTATCTTTGATTCTATTTTAATCTGACCCTTCTTAACAGAACTAATTTTATATTTTATATTTGCTAACGCCAAGAATCCATCATCCCTAGGCAAGTTAGCAGTCTTTATCCACTCCCTAAGTTTCCAATATGCCTCAGCTCTTAAATTGTAAAAATGCTCTTCATCTTGAGGTTTCATCCCAACATTGACACCATTCACATTATAGTTTTTAATAAACCCTCTCTCTTCATAGGTCTTTTCGTGAAGTCTATCTACAACACCTCCTCCGACTCCAACATCATCAATGTTAATATCATCAGGTTCTATCCCCTCTTCTTCAGCTATCTTTACAACATTACCAACTGTTTCCATTGTATCTGCCTTAGCAAAGGTTTCAACCCTCGGAACTTCACACCCCTGTCTGATAAGAACGACTGTCCTATTATTACCAAACCTAGCAACATCAACTCCCATTACCTTCTTTCCGACTCCCTTAGTTTCTCTATTGAAAGCATCCTCAATCAGGTTAAGCCCTATCAAGGTGTCCTTCTCCGA